AGAATTTCCTACTGTGCCACATTATTGTATACAGTTGAAATTTAACTCTAATTTTTACACCCGCTCTTTGCACTCTTATATTCCACCCCTACCATGGAAAACGGAGCAAATAATCCTCCAGCTGCCGGCGCCATTGTCGCAGCAGTGCAACCTGCACTCCCCCCGGGTCTCGACGCTTCGAAGCTTAATCGTGCTACTGAATATCTGTACGATGCTGACAAGATCAGACCCCATCGAGCTAGATCACCAAAGTACCGTCGCTACATGCAGCTCAAGAAGAACGAAATCTACGTTCAGCTCATCGACATCTATCGTGCATCTTTCTCTGTCACTTGGCCTGATTTTCGCCATTTGATTCATGCTTTCCCGCCCCCGGCTAACCATGAACCCCAAACGTACTACGCTTGCTGCTATATCTCCGGATGGTTTCGTGATTTATACTACCATATCCGTAAAGCTCTTAAGAGCCTTTCTGGACTGGCTGAACTCGAATATTATCGTGACCCAATCCCTCAAATGTCATTTGAATATGACAATTTCCTAGCTCTACTAGGTGCTGCAATCCGCCCGACTCACATTGTCGGAAACCCGGAAGACGTTATGTACGTCCCCCTCATCTCTGAAGCCACTGATGTGAACCAAGTTAATCCATTTGGGATCAACAACTATGTCCATCAACCTGAGCTCTTCTCTGCCATCGTCGCTACGATGAAAGATAGGAAGAAGTTCAACATGGTCCCCCTACCCTCTAACTACTCGGGACGACCTTCTTGGCTCTTTGACTGGCACGCTGAAGATCAAATCTGTGCCCCCTTTCAACCCGAAGGGAATTTTAACAATGAAGACATTGCTATGGCTTTCGTCTTAGGGACCGCCTGCACTTCCTTAATCGGAATGAGAGACCGTGATGATTGGCAATTCTATCCAAATGCCAACGTTCCAGCTCACTTCAATCCTCATACTGCTCAGAGAATCACTCCTCGCACTATGTACGGATCTTATGAAGTCAGGTCTTATGAAACAGATCATGATTACTACATCCCGTCAAACTCGGCAGGAGTAACCGCTTTCCTCTCAGGACCCTCCACGTCCAGGAAAAGGTCTCGTACCACCAGCTCCTCTACCCCAGGCTCACTGGTCATCTGTAAGTATATCTGTTTGTATCCATACCGATTACATTACCTCCCTGTTCATATTAACATCTCACTATTTAATTAGCTGAACCGACCCAAAGTCACGCTCAAACAGCTCGCGCTGAAGAAGAAGACTACATCTGCGCACCACGCTTCCGTCTCATCGACTGGTGCTACCCGTTCCGCGTCATCATGGGATCGTCTGCTCAAGACAAATATGCGGCTCACCGCATGATTGCTTTTAATTAATTTTAATTATGCTTTAAAACAATCTCCCCTTTTGGCTATGTATTAAGACTTTATGGATTTAACCTTTAATGGTTTATTTATTTTGCTCTTTGCATTTTATCTAGTATTATGTGATTTGAATCGCATAATGGCAGCAGGATTTATTCGATCGGGTATATACCTTAAGTATATACCAACAAGATCATTTAAAGACCTTGCC